TAGTAACAGGGCCAGCTATGATTCCACAACAACTTATACTTAGAAAGGATGAACAAGGAAATCCATTCCATGTGTTCTTTTCTAAAGATACTATTAAAGAAATTGCAAAGAAATTCTTTGAATATAATAAGATGAATAATACTGATATTAATCATGACGATAATATCGTACAAGAGAATACTTTACTTGAATCCTGGATTGTTGAAGATCCTAAGATGGATAAATCTACTGCAATGGGATTTGATGTTCCTAAAGGCACTTGGATGGCTTCATACAAAATCAATAGTAAAGATACTTGGAATAAAATTAAAAACGGAGAACTAAATGGATTTTCGATCGCTGGTTCATTCCTTGAAAAATCAATACAAGCTTAAAACTATGAATGATGTAAAAGATTCTGTAGCAACAGTAAGTACAATAGCTGGCGGTGGCTTAGCCGTGATGGGAATTAATGAATGGTTAACATTTGCCCTACTTATTACAGGTATTGTATTGAATATTGTAAGGATTAGAGCCATTAACAAGGAGAAAAAGAAGTAAAAGAAAAGGGACCGAAGTCCCTAATCTCATACCAAAAATCAAACATACTATCAATTACTGAATAGTTCTTTCATATTACGTTTAGAATCGTAATACTTAGTAGTGAAATCTTCAAGGATTGTATTACTATCATCTGCTAATTCAAAGTCACATATTAAGTAATCATCATTACCGAATGTAACGTTTAAATCGTTAATAGCACCTTGTTTTTGAAGTTCTACTAAAAGTTTTATTGCATCTTTCACATTCATACCTAAGTTATCTTTATTCCAATCAATCCATGAAGGAGAAGGATTAAAGGTACCGTGATAAGACATATCTAATCCATCCCAATCCATACTGAAATCAAATAATTCTTGATAGATTGTATGAAGAAGTTTAATACCTTCTTTATTTACAGGTTTAGAATTCATAAATGCGTTAACATCTATTTGAGTTTTTTGCATTGCATACCATTTTTCGGTTGCACGCATTCTTGCCGCGTCTAACACTACTTCGAATGCTTCGCGAGCTTTTTGTTCTGCTTGTTGTTGTTTAGTAATTGTAGCCATAATTAAAATAATTGTTGAATTTTGTTTAAAGGATCCTTCATATGAAAAGGAACCAAGATTATTTGTCCGTATTCTTCACCGTCTTGTTTAGGTAATTGCACCTTAGTAAATCCGAAGATATCTAAGTTGTCATTAGTAAACGCATTAAAGACATACGATTTGGTTTGGGTGTTCCATTTGATTCTAGCACCTGGTTTTACTTCAGATAATCTAGCTTTGAAACGTTGTTCGATCTGTTTTAGATCAGTAACATGAGTAATGGGTAAAATACCCTCTGTGTTAAGACCGTACTTTTTAGCGATCTTTGTAATGAATGTTGGATTGTCATTTCTGAAACCGAACGATTCTGCTTGTGTTTGTAACATAATGTTTAAAATTTAATTGCTTGTACGTTAGTGTACATATATTATATTAGAATAAAGAGGTTTGTTTCATTTGTGGTTCTGATTTTTCTACTCGTGTTAATGTAAAGTCTGATTTAACATCTACAATATCACTAATACATCTATCAAAATCCTCTTTGGTCCACATATGTTTTAGGATTGCTTCAGATTGTATCTTAGCATATTCCTTTAGTTTTATATCTTTTAAATGTTCAATGTTCGTGAGCGGTATCCCTAGTGCCTCTAAGTCTTTATCTGAACTTAAGAGTACAGAACCTTGTATCGCTGCATAAATCCATCTAATTCTAAACCAACCTGAACCTGCATGTGGATATTCAGGACATAAGATAGACCAGTAATTACCACACATTTCAAATACATCTGTTTCTGTTTTAAGTTGTTTAGCGTCTTTAATAGATTTAGCACCGAAGTAATCTACAGGCCATTCTAGTTTTTTACGTCTAACCCATGGTCTATGATCCGCTAATGAGGCTAGCATGTGTTTATGTTGTTTAGGCTTTTCTTCTACTTCTAATGGAATATTCCAATTCTCTAATACATAAGGAGTTAGGTCTATATTATGAATAATAGGAGATTTAAGAATCTGTCTTACTATTTCTTTATTACCCCAATCGAATGCCGGTATAAGTGATTCATATTTACCGTTAACAACATTCTGGATGACCGTGTATGCATCGTGTCTATTAAATGCAGGATTATTCACTCCACCGTAAAAGTGTCTCCCATCACTCCATTTCTTATCAATCATTTTTTGGATTTCACCTTCTTCTAAGGCTTTAGTCCATGATTTAATAGTACCATCAATCTTCCAATCTTCATGAAAGACTATAACATTTTTACATGCATGTATGGCATACATAGCATTGAAGACTTCACCACTGTAATTGTTAGAGCCTAATTGGCCTACACCTACAATAGCTAATCCATATTCAGATAGATCATCACCCCATTGGACTTTACGTCTATCTACAATATAACCTTGTTTTCTTAGTGAGTTACAGATAATAGATGAGTCATCAATTCTTTTTACTCTAGCACGTTTCCATGCATTATCATCTGTTTGTTTTGAAGTTGAACCTGTAAATAATATTTTCATAATGTTTATTGTTTTGCTTATAGTTTATATATCAAAGTCTTTTTTTGTTTTTTCCAAGAAATCTTTTTTTAGCAAAGCTGAAACAAAAGGGCATATAGTGCATATAACCTTTAAGTCCTTTGAAGGAAAGACAAGGTTAGCAGGTTAGATTAGCAAAGATTAGCAAAGATTAGTAGTCAGTTGCCCAAGCCACTTTCTCGATTTCTTCTTCAGTATAACCTAATTCTTTGAAGAACTCTAATACACCAGACCAAGTGTCGTCAGATGCATCATCGTCAGTGTAACGATCTACAGTTTCATCTTCTAAAGCTTCATAGTGACGATTCCAACATTCTTTAGAGATTTCATTGTACTTCATCTTGAAGTTTTCTGAGTTTAGTTTCATTTTGTTTGTCATAATTTTAACTTGTTTAATTAATTACTATACTAATATAACTAATTCCGGTGACATAAAAAAATATTTAGGCACTTTTTTTTAACTTTTGTCATTCCTGTACCCGTGTATATTTAATAATGACTAGGGATAGTCCCTATGTCTATTAAAAAAAATCTATTTAATATGACTGTAAACGACGCAATTACTAAGTTACGCGTAATGTTAGGTGCAAATACCGAAGTTGTAGAAATGGAAACTGAAGAAAAAGTAGAAGAAACAGTAGAAATCAAAGCGGCAGAGGCTACATTAGTCGATGGCACGGAAGTTTATACTGAAGGAGAACTACAACCAGGCGCTATCTTATTCGTAAGAGCAGGCGACGGAGCTTCGGACGATCCATTCGCTCCTTCCGGAAAGCATGAAACTACTACGGGTTTAATTATTACAGTAGGTGAAAGTGGTGAAATCACAAGTGTTGAAGAATCTGATGGTGCTGAGGAATCAGTAAGAGAAGAAGAAGAAACATTTGAGGATGAAGATCATAAAGAAGACAAAGAGTTTGACGCTGAAGGCTTACTCGAAGGTATTTCTGAAATGTTAAAACCATACACTGAAGAAATTAAAAGCTTGAAAGAAGAGCTATCAGTTCTAACTTCAAGATTTAATGAAGTAGCCGATGAACCGGCTGCAAAAAAGGTACGCAACACCTTCTCAGAAGAGGCGAACAACAGAAAATCTACGGCAGAAGCGAGATTCGACAGACTTGTTGAGTTAAGAAAAAACAGTAGAAAATAATTTAATTAACTAAAAAAAACTATTTAAAATTATGGCTTTTGATTTAACAGCATTGACAGCTTATACGGACGAAACTTCGCAAGATCTGATCGCTAAAGCGGTATTGGAGACAGACTTAATGTCTTACGTAGATTTAAGAAGCGGACTTTCTGCCGGAACAGTTGCTCTAAATTTAATGGATGGTGACTTAAACGTTGCCGATCTAGCTTGTGGATGGAATCCATCAGGCGATGTAAACTTTTCTCAGGTAGATATTACTATCAGAGACAAACAAGTAAAAATGGATTTATGTCCGGAAGACCTTCGCCAATACTGGCTTTCACAAAGAATGTCTGCGGCAGCAAACCAAGAATCAGTACCTTTCGAGGAAGTAATCGCTGACTACTATGTAAAAAGAATTGCAAAGTACAACGAATCTTACTTAATCGATGGTGACGGTACAGGTACAGGTATTAAAGATCAAGTTACTGTTGCAAACGGTGCTACTTTATCTGCAAACCCTGCAGCCTTCACATTAGCGAACGCGGTAGAGCAAGCGCTAAACATCTTTGATGCAATTAACGAAGCATCTAAAGACAGAGATGACTTAATTATGATTATGTCACCTGCAAACTTCAACACTTTAAGAAGAGCTCTCGTCGCTCAAAATTACTACCATTATGATCAAGGTGACGGTAGATCTTTTGAACTTCCAGGTGCTAATATTACAGTTGTAAAAACATCAGGTCTTACAGGATCAGATTACGTAGCAGCCGGCCCTTCTTCAATGATCGTTGCAGGTACAGGCTTAGAAGACGACATGTCAACTGTACAATTCTTTTTCGATAAGGGACAGGATGTAGTGAAGTTTATCGCAAAATGGAGACTCGGAGTCGCAGTCTCACAAGTAGATCAATTCGGAACAAACGGATTAGCTTAATCATTAACTAAAAAAAACACTAGAATATTATGAGTTGTAGTAACCTAACAAGCGGATGGACGCTAGATTGTAATGACCAAACAGGTGGTATCGATAAAATCTTTATTGCTAACGGACCTGTAGAATCAATTACATCATCTAACGGTGTCATCTCAGCAATTACGGTAGGTGGTTCAGCGCTAACTCCTAGTGATTTCTTTGAATTTGATGGGCCGAGACAGAGTTCCGGTTTCACCGAAACAATCAATGTATCTCAAGAAAACGGTACAGTATTTTACCAACAAGACCTAGCGGCAGTTTTCAATAAAATGGAAGCGGCTAAAAGAGACCAAATTTTATTAATGGCTCAAGCTACGTCAATGGTTGTTGTATTTAAGGACAACAATGGAAAATACTTTTCTGTAGGAATTGAAAGAGGTGCATTTGTATCGGCTGGATCAAGTTTATCAGGCGTTGCTTTTGGCGACAGAAATGGATATGAAATCACGATAAGCGGAATTGAATCAGCACCAGCATACGAAGTAACAGGATCTATCGTAGAGGCTTAAGACTTTACGCCTATTATATATGCTTAAAAACCCAGGCTTAGGTCTGGGTTTTTTTATACAATACGTAGAGGTGATTGAATATCTCTACCTTCTTCAAATAGTTTAGCGATAGGATATTTAAAAGCACGAAGCCATAGACCTTCATGAAATACACCGTATTCATCTTTAAAATCTTTAGGTCTATAGTGTGCATATAAGATATGTTGTTCTTTACCTGTTTCTAAATAATCTTTATGGTCATATAGTTTACCTTGCATTAAGTATTTAACATCTACTTTAATGTTGTGTACTTGACCTAATCTTGTAAGTAGATATAGATATTGTTTAATTAGTTCAGGTTTCTTAGGACCTATCAGAGTCATGTCTAGATCCATCGTATATCTGTCTTCTAGTATAGCACCATGTATCCATATCTGATAATCTTTCCATTTGTATGATTTTACCTTTGCCAGGAGCTCACACACGCGTTCATCATGTATAGTATACAATCTATGCCAGTTCTGGCAGTGTAAATCGGTATGTCTTATAGAAGAATTCACTTAGGTTATATATCTAGACAGATTATTGTAAATTTATATTTAATAATGAAAAACAACCGCAACAATATGACAGCGATTATAGGCGACGATTCATACATTAATCTATTCATAAACAATCCAGGTGGAATTGTATCTATGCAACCAATTGTATTGAAGTCACAATTTAGTCAAACGACTATAACTATATCAGATGAGTTAACAGTAGTTAATCAGAATGAAAGATATGCACATATTAGAGGTCAATTTAGTAATACTGATATAAATGCAGACCATAAAAATGGATATTATACTTGGACTATGGGACCTTATACAGATATTGTTAAGTTAATCTTTAATCCAGGCGGAGATTTAGGTGTTACCGAGTATACATCTAATAACGAAAATAGAGAAGCGGACGTGTATTATCGTCCTGAATATTAAAATAAGATATGAGAAACACAAATCCAGAAGGACTTTACAGTATTAAAGGTGCTAAGTTTGAAGCACTAGATTTACCTGTAATCCAAGAACAAAGAGGTAAAGATTACATTAAGTTTGGAAAAGATAACCTATTTCCACAACAAGTCATTGCATTATACGATAACTCAGCAATGAATCATACATGTATTGAAGCAATTAAAGACGGTATCTTTGGCGAAGGTATTACAACATACGGTAAAGAGTATGTAAATACTGAAGGAGAAACAATGGATAACATCTTTGAAAAGATTGCTTTAGACTTTACATTATTCGGAGGTTATAGTTTAAACCTTATATGGAATAAAGAAGGTAATAAGATAGTTGAAATCTATCATTTACCTTTTGCAAATGTAAGATCAGGTAAGCCTGATGATGAAGATAACATTAATTCATACTATTACTCTAGTGATTGGTCACAAATAAGAAAGTATAAACCTGTAGAATATAAATCATTTGATCCTACGGACACTAAGAATGATGCAGGTAGCCAAATATACTATTGTAAAACATATAATCCAGGCCAAGATGTCTACCCGCTACCAGCATATGTAGGTGGTTTGAATGACATACAACTCGATGCTCGTGTTTCTAGGTTTCACAACGCGAATATCTCGAATGGCTTAGCGCCAAGTATGTTCGTTCAATTCCGAAACGGTATCCCAAATCCGGAAGAACGCCGAGATATCTATAACGAGATCGAAGATACATTTAGTGGTGAAGACAATGCAGGAAGATTCTTCTTAGCGTTCTCAGAACCTGGAAAAGAAATGCAGGTAACACCTGTTGAGAGTACGAACGATGACTATTATCTAACTTTAGAGCAAAGGATCACTTCTCGAATCCTCACAGCACACAGGATCACCTCTCCTCTTTTACTCGGAATTAAAGATGGTGCTGGCTTCTCGTCTAACTCAGACGAAATAGTCACGTCGTATTCTCATTTTATGAACACAGTTGTAAGACCTAAACAAAGTAAAGTAATTGATACATTCGGTTACATACTTAGACTGGCAGGCTGGAATGTTGAATTAAAAGTTGAACCGGTTCCAATGATTATCGGAAGTGAAACTGATAATCCTGCAATCGAGGAAGATATAACAAATATAGCTAACGAATAATATGGCACAAACCGCATTACTAGTATCAGAACAAAGATTAAAACAATGGACTCAATTAGATGAGAACGTTAGAATTAATGAGATTACACCTTTTGTAATCCAAGCACAAGACATATACATCCAAGCAACATTAGGAACTAAGTTCTTTAATAGAATTAAGAATGGAATTATTGCGGATGATTTGACTGCCGATGAAAAGACATTGTTAAACGAATACATAGGACCTACTCTAATGCAATATGCTTTGTATTTAATGTTACCTAGTATAAAATATAAGATAGTTAATCAGGGCATCTTGAATGGTACCTCAGAGGAGTCTGCACCTACTACGTTAGATGAATTACAGTATTTAAGACAAAGTACATTAGATACTGCAGAGTTCTATAACAAAAGATTAATTAAGTACTTCATGGATAATCCGAATCTATTTCCTGATTATCAGAGTCCGGGTACTGACGGTATGATGCCTAATAAAAGAAATCCTTACTTCAGTGGATTAGTTACTGGAGATAGCAATTTAAATTATTATGAAAACAAATATGGAGAATGCTCAGACTGCGGGCCTTCCAAAACAATCACAGTCGACCCGTAAAAACATAGCAAAACTAAAAATATATTTAAGTAATGGGAAAGTTAGACACAGTACTAAAAAGTTGGATAAGTAAAAAACTATTCGTATTTATTATTGCGACAGGTTTAGCGTTATTTGGAAACTTAACATCAAGTGACTGGGTTATTATTGCTACTACTTATATAGGAACACAAGGTGTTATAGACGCCGTAACAAAATTAAAACGATAATATATGGATATTCTATCAGTAACTAAAGACTACGTAGAATGTGCTAGTAATGGCGCTGTAACGGCACCGTACAATGGAAGTTGGATTAGTGCATATGCTATTCATTTAGGAGCTACTGGACCTGTTAATGGTTCATGGTTACAAGCTCTTTGTGCGCAATTAGGTATTACACAACCTGTAAATAATTCTTGGATTATAGCACTAGCAAATTACTATGGTATTTCAAATCCAGTTAATGGAACATGGTGGTATGCAATCGCTGATGATGCTTGTAACGGAGGTACTCCTCCTACCGCAGACTTCATTGGATCCCCGCTAACATTGAACGAAGGATCGAGCGTAACTTACACGGATTTAAGTACTGATAATGGAGGTCCTGCTATTACAAGCTGGTCTTGGACATTCGAGGGTGGTACTCCGGCAACCTCTAGTTTACAGAATCCTGTTATACAATATAACACAGCCGGAACATATAATACCTCTCTAACGGTCTCTAACGCAGACGGTTCAGATGGAGAATTAAAAGAAGATTATATACAAGTTAACGTTGCACCTACACCTATTGTAATTAATGGGTTTTATGCAGGTATTTACGGAAACAAAATAGACGGAAATTACACTGGCGGATTTGCCAATGGAGCTTACGCTAACAAAATTGATTAATAAATTATGGAAGAACCAACAACACCAATGCCGATATTCAACTACTTAACTGTAGATGGTAACTGTGAAGCCAATCTATATGGTGAATTTATCGGTGATACAGATAACGTCGTAGACGCAGAGCTTATTATTACAAGAAGAGAGCCTATCTATATCAAGACATACGATTTCACAGGTAACATGAACGAGTGCTATGATTACTCGGTCGATTTAATTAATAACTTACCAGAATAATTATGGCAACATTTCACGTAGATTACATAAATGGTTCGAACTCCAATGATGGTAGTGCAGCGAACCCGTACGCAACAATAGTTTATGCGTTACAAACAAACTCACTAGGATCTGGAGACGAGGTAAAAGTAAAAGGTTCTGGTTTAACGGTTGTAGATAGTGCTTGTACATGGGCAGAAGCTAATGGTAACAACGTCTTAACTACTTCTAAAGATAATACATCATTACTAGCAGTAGGAGATATTGTACAAATCAATCCTCCTGCAACTGAATTACAAGATTTTGCATTCGCTAGAATTACAGGGATTACAGCAACTACAATTACATTTCATGAAGAACTATATGTACCAGGTACTTTAGGTACAGGTAACTGGACTGTAAAGAAGATTGATGAGGTAATTCTTTCGAGTGCAGGTACATTTGAAACATGGCAACAAACAGATGGTCAAGGTGTAGACATTATATGTGGTTATGATGCAACATTTACTAACGTTATAGGTAGAACATACTTTAGAAGAGATGTTGGCGCTGGAGCATCCAGTGGTACTTGTTTTAGCACTAATACTAATACAAGTAATATTTCAGGTGGAAACACGTCTAACTTCTTAAACATGGGATTCTTACATTGGTCAAACTGTATTAGAGGTGGATTTGGTGGTTCACACTTTGGTGATAACTTAATGGCATATCAAGCATCTAATGATATGTTCGGTTACTTTGGTTCAATGACTAAGAAAGGTACAGGAGCTAATGAGATTATTGTTAACTCATGTAACGGTAGATATTGGAGTTGGGCTTACTCTGCACCAGACGTTGATGCATTAGGATATGGATACGTAACTAACACTAAAGTATTCGCAGCACAAAGAACACCGATATTACAAGACACTTATTTAGGTGATATCACAGTATGGAATCCTGGTCAAGCAGCTCATGGTGGTGCATTCGGAACTACTATTATGTTAAGATTACTATCCGGTGGTGTTAATGGTGCCTTAACTATATGTGGACCTAATCAAGCTAGAGGTGGATTTAGTAAATCATCTATCATATACGGAGTTGAATCTAGAAAGGTCAATGCGAATATTAAACACACATCATTTACACGATTAACAGGTGGAACAACTGATTCTTACTATTCATGGTGGGATACTGATGAAGAAGAAACAGGACCTGGTACCATAATTATTAAAGCACCTACAGGATATGATGTAACAACTGAACCTATAAATACTAACAGACAGTCTAAAGCATGGCTTAGTGGCAATAATTATATTCTTATTGATGATAACCATAATTGGTATGCAGCTCAAGGTTGTTTATTGACTACAGATGTAGGAGATACTGGTGTTAATTCTAAAAAGATGTTCTTCGGTACTAAACAAGGAGTTTATGCAATGAGTGATACTTACGCACCTACACTAGGTTTTATTAAAGGACCTACTGCACCTACAAGTATAACTATGAGATATAAGATAGAGGTAGGAAATACTCTAACTAACATAAACTGTAGGTTTATACAACAATTAGGTCAAACGTATGATGCAACTAACTCTAGAACTTTAAGCTCTACTACATGGGCTAATGAAACATTTACTTTTACATCTAGTCTTGGTTATGAAAAAACACCTGAAGGATCATTCTTCCCTTTGGCTTTAAAGTGTACTAATCCAGATAATCAAGTTTTATACATAGATTCGCTGACAGTAAATTATTAGACTGATATATAAATAGTAAGGTGTTGAACGAGCCTTACAGTATAATTAATTGTAATTTTGCCATTACAATGATTTTGTTTATTTTATTGCTTTGAAAGGGCTGATGGATCACAAGACATTGGCCCTTTCTTTTGCCTCACGGTTAGATGGTAAATTTTACAAGATTGCTTGATATATAAACTGTATGAAACTATTCCGAGTTACATAATATAAATTAAAATAAGACAGTGGATACAGAAGCTTAGTCCACTTTAAATTGCTTCCAAACTTCCGTTGAAATAGCCAGGTTGGATCAGGTAACTTAAATGTTTAACATAGCCTCGGTGTATTCTTGTGATTATCTTACTGCGCTGGCAACCGAGATACTAGTTATCCGCTACAAATTAATTGAAATCACTAAGCCAGCCGCAAAGACTCTAAATGTGCAAAGTCATCTAGAAAATCAAATATATAAACTAACAGATCGTTTACTCTGCCAATCTTCCCTAAAAAGAAGATGGCAAAGAGACGAAGGAAACAAAAGCCTAATTATTGATATAACTAGTATAAACGATAAATAAACAAAATGGATAATAACTTAGTAACAATAGAAATACCTAGTTCAGCGGTAGATTGGCCTGAAGAATATCAAATCTTAATTGGATTTATACGTAAGTTAAGTGTTGACTATAATATAGATAAAGATACATGTATTAATTTATTTATGGCTGACGTTAAAATGATATTAGATAGTGAAGATAAAGATATGGTAAAGAAACTAGGTAGTTTAGAAAACGCTGATGTTACTTGGAAAATAGCTAATCTAAGCAGAGATCATGTAGGTTTTTGGTTAACATTAAACTCACATACATGGCCTAAGACCCACGTTGAAATTAGGTCTATTAGAGGTATAGCTATATGGTCTTACTTATTAGGAGTTAGTAATCATAATCTTATTTCAGATCAGGATAGAATCTTACATGAAATACCTAAAGGTTATAGACATCCATTAAAACAACATTTAAATAAAGTATTTAGGTATACAAATAAGAAATATGTCTAAAGTAAAATTACTTTATCAATTAACACATCAAGAATACTTTAGTAAGACTAAGCATGAGAAAGATGTTATACAACTTATAGTTATGCATCGTTACTTAGAGGAGGCTCAACATGAAATAGAAGAGGCACTAAGCCTAATTGAATATGATATTCCTATATTTGAAAGACTAGAATATTTTGAATACTGTCAATTATTAAAAGATATAGTTAAAAGGTTTGAATAAGTTCTTAACAGACAGATATGATGATATAATTAAAATGTCTTATAGGATATGTAAAGGTAGTCCTGAACATGAAGACGTAGCACATCACGCTATAGAAGCCTTTATGACTAATAAACGAGCTCAAGAGATTGTTGACAAGGGACAAGGAATGTTATTCTTATCAGGTATTATACATAGATCGTTTCATTCATCTACAAGCCCTTATCATACCCTATACAGACAGAAGGGTAGAATGCATACTCTTTACTTTACTACACTATTTAGTGAACATTTTATAGATGAAGAATATGATAATGATGCAGATCTTAAATATGAAACCGTTATGGGTATTATTGAAGAAATGCAATGTGATACAATAGAACAATGGTTTAGGTCACAACTATTCTTAATGTGGATTAAAGAACCTAACTTTAGTGAACTAGCCAGACAAACAAAAATACCTAGAACATCAATAAGTCAAGCAGTAAATGAATGTATAGACTTTATTAAAAAAAGAGTAAACGAATATGGAATTGATACTTAGTATATTAGGCGCTGCAGGTTTAGGACATCTAGCCGCAGACTTCTTAAATGGGTTTAGTTGGTTACCCGATAAACCATGTAAATGCAATATGTGTATGACCTTCTGGTTAAATGTTGGACCTTTTATATTTATTTATGAATGGGAAGGTATATTATACGCAGCCCTTGCCTCAATAATTAGTGAACTATACTTAAAAATATTATGAAACAAGAATATCTAGATTGGATAGAAAACAATTGGGTTTACTTTGGAAATGTAACACTCAATCGTGAAGTCGTTAATAAACTATTTGAAATCTATAATAGTATTACTAATGAAAACAAAAGACCAACATCATGTGGTCGTTGCGTAAACAACGTTAAAAAAAGAATCGTATTTGAATATGAAAAAACAAGAAGTAAAAATTGATGGTATTAGATATCAAGTAAGTTCTACTACAGATGCAGGACTTAAAGATGCCGTAAGGATGTTAAAGAAATCCTTAAAAAGATCTAAAGACGAAGATAATGATAATAATAAAGAAGTAGAAAATGTTTAAACCAGGTCAATCAGGTAATCCTGAAGGTAGACCGAAGGGTGCACTAAACAGGAATACAAAACAAATTAGACAGGCTTATCAAAAACTAACTGAAGATAATCTAGAGAATATGAATCTATGGTTAAGTCAGATAGCATCAGAAGATCCTGCAAAAGCTATGGATATAATGATTAGATTAAGTGAATACATTATACCTAAACTAGCTAGAACAGAACTAACAGGTAATGAAGGTGAAGACTTATTTAAGAACATTAAATTTGAATTCGGTCCTGATATTAATTCAGAAGATAGATCGGAGTAAATGAGATATCAAGGCTTTACACCTCATGCCAAGCAGCGTGACATGGTACAAACTATAATTGATAGCAGCGCTAAGTACCATGTTGCCTGCGTTGGTCGTCAGTTCGGTAAATCATTAATGGGTCAAAACCTAGCCCTCTATTGGATGATTAATGATGGACCTTGTAAAGTCTTATGGGTAAGTCCGGTATACAGCCAGACATCGAAGGTACAGAAAGAATTAATGCAGGCTATCGGCGGCTCAGGCATTGTACAAACATGTAATTATTCAGATAACTATATTAAATTAAAGAATGGATCAGAAATAATATTCAGATCAGCCGAGAAATATGATAACATACGTGGTTTAACAGTAGACTATGGTATCTTAGATGAAGCCGCGTTTATGAAAGAAGATGCATGGCGTGAAGCTATTAGACCAGTATTTATGGTTAAAGGTAAAAAGGTCCTATTTATATCTACACCTAAAGGTAAGAACTGGTTTTATGAACTTGCCGGCCTAGCAAAATCAAATGATTATGATAACTATAAATTCTATACAGGTTCAAGTTACGATACACCTTATATAGATAGATCAGAAATAGAAGATGCCAAGAAAACATTACCTACTAACGTATTTGAACAAGAATATCTAGCCAAATTTATCGACAGTGGTGGTGAAGTCTTCTCTAACCTAGCCCATATCGGCTTACAAGCTTATCCAAGCCCACAAGGAAAAGTGTTTTGCGGTATAGACTTAGGTAAGCAGGAAGATTTCACAGTAGCCACGTTTATGGACTCTGCGGGCAAAGTAATAGACATCTATAGAAATAATCAGAATCAATGGTCACAAATGGTTAATGATATCTTACAACTGATTAAAAGATATAATGCTACTACAATGATAGAAGTAAATAGTATAGGTGATGTAATATACGAACAGATTAAACTACAATGGCAAGATACACATCCATTCATAACTAGTAGTAAATCAAAGAATGAAATCATTGAAGGTCTAATACTAGATGTAAATGAAATGAATATAAGGATTCCAACGGCCGAACTATTTCCAGCACTTCAGAGTGAATTAGAAACTTTCACGTATGAATATAACCCTAAAACAAGATCAATACGATACGGGCATCCGAGTGGCCTGCACGATGATTGTGTGATTAGCCTAGCAATTGTTAACTACAATCGGAAACAAAATAAGACCTTAGGAACCTACGCAGTGATGGGCAAGTTCAGATAATACAATAACTATATTTAATAATGAAATGGTACAGATTAATATTAATGATAAGAAATATGAGATACCTGAAAGGATTACAATAGATCAGTACTCTAAGATCTTAAAGTACTCCCTACAGGAACCTCAATACTATCCGAAGATAGTTCAAGAATTAACTGGAATTCCATTAGATATATGTAACAGAATAGATGAGGAACAGTTATACTTAGCCGTAAGCTTCTTAGTCTTAGCCATGAATAAGAGAACTGAAACAGAAATGTTAGATGTTAGTGAAATTAAGTTAGGTCAGTTTGTAGACTTAGATATCCTGATTAGTGGCGGTGTAGACAAGAACTTTAGTGAGATATGTAAGCTATTAACACCTAACAGTGAATGGGCAGATGAGGGCTTGTGGGCTATAGAAAAATATAATCAATATAGAACTGTAACATACAGACAATATAAGACCCTGTTTGGTTTAAATGATAATGGAGATGTTGTAGAAGATGAAGACAACAAGCCTACACAACAAGAAGTAGCCAAGACATGGTATAAGATAATTGTAGAACTCGCATCACTAGACCCATTAAAGATAGATAGGGTTACAGAACTAGGAGTTATACATGCATTTAACTTTATGGCACTAAAGAAAGAACAGGCACAGATGGAAGCCGAACAACAAAGAAAACAAAAAAGACAATATGACTTACAAGCAAATCGTAGATAGTATTAAAGAAGCCGTAGACGGACATGCAATACTTAGAGACTTCGGGTATGGTGCACTAACAGATATTAAGACAGTAGATGAGGGTAATTCAGTCCATGTAGACTATCCCTATTGTTTCTTAAATCCAACACCTTCTACTAGAACAGGACAAGCAGTTACTTATAGATTTAATATGATCTTAATGGATGTAGCGCAAGATGACCCTAATGACAAGTATCATAACTACTTAATTAAACAGTCTGAATGTCAACAATACATCGATGATATCTTAGGGTACTTAAGGTTTAAATCACCTCTAAGGAAGTTTGACCTAACACTTAATATGACACTGACTCCTTTTAAAGAACGTTTCCAAGATACACTCGCAGGCATGACTGCCACACTAGAGATAGTAGTTCCAGCTAAGCTTAATTACTGTGAAGCACCCTATGAACCAGATGAGCAATGGGAATACGCAGTATCAGGTATTAGCGGTGAAGGTTTTCATGTATATGGAACTAATGAGACTGGACCGTTAGGTTACTCGCCGAACGCTACAGATGAATCGTGTTTTAATCCTATGTTAGGAGCTACATTATCAAGTAGTATAGGTAGTCAGTTTAGTCAAGGTAGACTACTAGATGCTCGTATAGAAATTAACACACAGGACTGGAATGGTCAAACACCTCCTGATTCAGTAATTAGTATAATATCACTAGACAGTCAGTCTAACTATTTGAGAACTATAACAACTATAGATGTACCTCCTATTACAGAGAACAGTAATTTTGTATATGAATTTGATGTACAACAATTTGACGTCTTACCATCAGACGGAAAAATAGGCGCCATGTTAGGTAAACCAGAAACAACGTGTTTCGCACCCTATAACTTTGCAGGTGGTGATTATGCATATGAGGTAGTTAATGTCTTTGGTAATACGGA